GAAAAATATGGTCTAAAAATTTAGAATATTTAAGGGATTGTTTAATTAATGTTCCTGATCTTAATTTTGTTATATCAAAAGAAGATTTACATCAATGTATTCTGGGGTGGTTGGCAGGAGATGGTAGCATAGATTTAAATGGAAGATTTGTAATAAATCATAGTTTAGTTCAATTGTCTTATTTATACTTAAAAAGAAAGATTTTATATAGTTATTTGTCTAATGTGGTAACTGTCCCAGCTCAACATTTTTCCATGTCTAATGATAAAATATATATCGGTGGAAAAGAACAATTGGGTATATCTTGTTCCGGCCTAAAAGAATATACAGTTTATTTAAAAAAAGATGGTTCTAAGGATTATGAAAAAATTTTTTCAGAATTAACGGATTTGGGGTGGGCATGCTATTTTATGGATGACGGATCTTTTTTTAGTGGAAAAACTGTTATATCAATGAGCTCCAGTAATGCTTCATATTTTGAAAATAAATATAATTTTGGTTTAAAGTCATTTTTAGATGATCATTCATTGGAAGTTAAAAAGATAGATCCAAAGTATATTATACCTTGCATGTATGATAAAGTAAGGTTATGCTCTGAAGTTGGTTCTTTTTGGAAAGAATATCTTCCTGAGTTGTTTGAAGTATCTATAAATAATGATTTTGATCTTTGTTTTATAAATAGATATGTGTTAGCAAAAAATGAGAGCTTATTAAATAGGGCTACAGAATATTATATAAAAAGAGGTTTTCCATATTTTAATGTAAATGAGGACTATTTAAAAAAAGAATATACTAAGTTATCAGAACTTAGTACACAGTATATCTGGAAGGACAAAAGCACTATTAAATACATAGATGTCGGCAATAAAATATTTAAAAATTTTATGCCACATATGGTAGAATCAAGCTATAGAGGAGTTTCCCCGTATGAAACATTTAATAACTTTTCTTCTTTAAGATCAGCCCTCGTGTATACACTTAAGTCTAATAAAACAATTTTGCCAGATTATTTGTTTAATAATCTTGTGTATTTTAATGGGGGAGTTTCTGGATTCCCTTGCGGTATAGCAAAAGCTATTGTAGAGAAATATACTGCTCCAGGAAATATGGTTGTAGACCCTTGTGCTGGATGGGGTGGCCGTTTATTAGGCACTGTATCATCTGATAGAAGATATTTTGGATTTGAGCCGTGGGATAAAACAGCTATTTGTTTAAATAAAATTATTGATTATTATGGTTTAAACGATAAGGCAGAGGTTATTTGTTCTGATTTTGATATAAAAAAAGCGCCTAAATCCTGCGATTTAATATTGACATCACCACCTTATATAGATCTAGAAGTTTATGGGAAACCTATGAATAAAGAAGCGTGGATCAATCTTATAAATAGTATTTTTGTTTATGCAGAGAAGTCTTTAAATTTTAATGGTTTTTTTCTTTTAAATATCCCGAGATATTTAAAAGAATACCTACCAAAAACTTCACTTCTTGAAAAAGAGACTATTTTTTGGTTTACTTCTTCAAGAAAAAAAGATGTTTCAAGTGCAGAAATCCTCATAGTGTTTCAGAAGCCATAACCTTTTAATAAATATCCTCTATTATATGCTCCTTCTTCGGTAACTAGGAGGGTTGTTTTGTTATGGCCATAGAATTAGAATTTTTTATAGTAACAGGGCCTATTACAGGGCCTGTTTCAGATATAGTTTTGAAGCACCCACCATCAACAGGTCCCAACAGTACTTTTGATATAGCTGTTGATCCTATAGGTGGGCCAGCTCAGGTTTTAGGTATAGACTATGGCATTACTGGATCTCTCCTAACAGGTATCCTTACGTGTAATTTGGAAGATTCAGATATTCCATCTATTCATCATATATACCAAGGATTGGGTGAAACGGGTCCTATTTTAAGAGTACTTTATAATTACGATACCCCCTAATATGTCTGAAAACAAATATTTAATCTATGTTGATGGGATTAGCGGTAATGATACTAATTCTGGGGAGGTATTGTCCCCAGTTAAGACATTACAGCACGCTTATGATATTGCTACTAATGGCTCTCTTATAGTCCTTCAAGCAAATGCATCCTCATACGGTGATCTAATAATAACAAAAAATATTTCTTTAATGAGCGCCCATGGGATACGAGCAGAAGTTGGTCAACTTACTGTCCAGAATGCACAGGTTTTTACTTCATTTTTGGATTGTGTAAGTACGACAGGTACAGGAATATCCATAAATAATTCTGGAATAGATAAGACAGGTTGCCTGCAAGTTAATAACTGTAATTTTGGTAACATAAATTTTCCTATAATATTAAATAATTGCAATTATGCCAGTATACATAGAAATAAGTTTCAGACGTATTCTCAAGCCGTTCAGATAAATGGTTGCTCTGAGATTACAGCCAGCGCTAATACTTTCTATGATGGACCACAAGCTTTTGTTGTCCTCAATACAGGTTATTTGGATATTTATAATAATACACTTTTTGGTAAATTATCAATACCTCCAGTAGGTGAAACGAATATTAATCTTAGAGTTATTTATGTAACTATTAGTAATAGTATACTTTCTTCAAAATATATAGATCTTCCATCATATGCAGCGGCTAATGAATCAGGTTATAATGTTGCTGTAAATACTGTGAACGGAACTTCATTTGATTATGGGACCGACTATACAGTTAATAATGGCGGAAGGACAGTATCTTGGAACGGTTTAAACTTAGTACAGGAATTACATGCTGGTGATATACTAAGGATAATGTATAGTGATGCAGAAACTACAAATACTGGTGAAATTATATATGCTATTGCAGGTAACCCAAAGAGCAGGATAGATTCTAACAATATTAATGATGGATTAATAGGGGTCCATTTTATAGGTGATTTGAGGATACGGTATAATAACTTTTTTGGTACATATACCGGTATCATAGGAGTTTCATCTGATTACACGGGTAATATTAACATAGACCCAAACTACGTTAATAAACCTTTACAAAATTTTGAATTAAATCCTAATTCTCCTGATATATACGCTGCTGATCCTTATAGAAGTGGCCAAATTTTACAAGAGTTGGGGGTAGGTATTACTGGTGGCGGGTTTACTGGTATCTTTGCTGTAGAAAGAGAAGGGGTAGCTCCTTTTGATAGGAATATTGATAAAGACGGAAGACATCGATTTACTTTAAAAAATCGTGATGATATCGGAGCCTACGAGTATCCTGATACTGGTATTAACGCTGACCCTTACACTTATATTTTTGAAGATGGTTATGATATAAATGTGCCAGGCTCTTATACAGGCCCCTATGGGACTCTTGATAGAGGTTTTCAGGACCCTAAGGATATAATAGTCAATACAAATATCTTGATGTATGAAGGGTATACGGGGCCTTTAGATCAAGGAGCTACTGGTATCCAGTATGGAAGATATTCTTCCGATGATTTAAATTTAAGCAGTGATCAGCTGCTAATAGGAAAAGAAAATAAAAGCAGTGTAATTTATATATATCCATCTTATCCGAGTTGTGGTATTACAGGTTTATTTGTAGGACCAACACCGCCAGCTGATGAGATGTCAGGAGATACTGGCAGTATTACAAATCCTTTTTCAGACATAAAAGATGCCATTAATGCATACGGATCAAGTACGGGGGTCATTTTTGTTTATCCCTCATTTTATTCTTCTTTCAAGGGATCTCCAGGGATAGAGATAGTCGGGTTGCCGAAGATTAATAATATCAATTTAGATAAAATGATTTATAACACGTATGCTGCTGTAGGTTGGACCGGTGCTAATTTTGCTGTGTTTGATGACGAATATATATCCTTTAATGGATCAGACGATATTGCGTCTCTTTTCCAGATGCTTAATAGTTTTAGTATACGGTTTGATATGCAAGTAATAATGGACAAATTAGAGACTAAAGTCTTTAATGATTCAAATTTTGTTTCTGTTTCAAAATCAGGTTCTACTTTAACTTTTAAGTATTATACAGGTGGTATGACTTACACCGCTAATGCAGTAAGCACAGATAATTCATACAGACTTTTTATAGATGTTAAAGATGATAAGGCCGTTGTGAGAGTAAAAGGATTTTCAACGGATATAGAAAGAGATATTAATTTTGTTTCTGGATACACAGGCCCATGGTCTATGGATTATATCTATACGTATAATTCTTTACCAGGATGGACTGGTATCGTAACAAATTTTTTAATAGAGTCTGATAAAATATACATGCCTGATTTGAGTATAATTGGATATACAGGTACTGCTACCGAAAGAAAAGTTTATGGTATAGTTGGAGAGACTGGGTTAAATGATTGGTATGAGGCGAACATATAATGGAATACAATTTTAATAGACCTGATTTTCCTTTAAAATATAGGTCAGGAAACGATACTCCACCATCGTTACCTCTTGCTCCTCGTAATGTTAATGTTACGAGTCCTTTTTTAATTGGGATCATCGATATACGCTGGGATAATCCGGCTATTTATGCTGAGAATAGTGGACTGCAAATATTAGGGGTTAATGTTTATAAGTCATATAACTCTCCCGAAGGTCCTTATACACAAATAAACACGACTCCTATAGGAGCTCTATACTGTAGGGATCAAACCCAAGAGATACAAATAACTGAAGATCCTATGCAAGGTGGGAGATTTATAGCAGGGACTACAGCCAGAGGAGAATGGGTAGCTAAAACTTTTCATAGACCTATTATTATTCCAGGGACTAATGGTCAGATAGCTAACAATTGGGCCCATGTAAGAGTAGAGGTTAAAGAAACAGCCTTGGATGATTTTGTTACTGTACCAGCTTTTAAAGTTATTGGAGAACAAGGGCAGATTTACTTAATAAATTCTAAAGTTTATAATCACGATACTAATAGGTTGGATGATCCTGTGCTGCCTCAGATTGATAAAGGTGGGGAAGTTAGGATCACCTATACGTATATAAACAACTGGAACCAGACAGATTTATTCAGGAAAATTTATTATAAAGTTACAACAGTTGCTTTTGATAATACTTGTACTGGTGGTACAAAAGAGACCCCGCTTAATCAAGTAGAAGCTTTCAGTCTTTATGACATGGAGAAGATAGATTGGATGTGGGCTGAAGCTATTAGAAGGAATAAATGGATTTTGGAGCAGGGTGGGGAAAGAGTAAAGTTGTTTATACGTAAGTGGTCCGGTTATTTGTGTCCATGTTGGGATGATCAATACAGGCAGGCTAAGGCTGATCATGAGCTCTGTTTTGCCCCCGGAACACCCGTACGTACTATTAAAGGTTGGGTAGATATAGATAAAATTAAAGTAGGCGATTTTGTGTTATCTTCAGACGGTTTATATCATAAAGTCTTAAAAACATTTGAAAGGGATTTTAAAGGGGATTTAATATCTATATACCCCTCTGTTTCAACACGGCCTATATTATCTACGCCAAAACACCCTTATTTAGTTTTAAGGGGTAGTCATAATAGAAAAATAGGTTGTGGGCCTAAGTGTAATAGCTTTATACAAGATGGTGATGGGTTCCCAACTGGCAATCCAGATGTTAAGTTATTGCCAAGCGGTAAATGGTGGGCTCGTGCTCAAGTGGGAGAAAAGAGAGGCCAGGGTCGTAAAGCATTGGGTACTTTTAAAACTAAAGAAGAAGCTATTAATGCTATATATGAGTATAGAATTAAAACATATAAACCTGCACATGCCTTGCAATGGGACAGTGCTGAAAATATTAATAAAAAAGATTGGGTTACTACACAATGGTTTAAAGAAACACAAGATATTTCAGAAATTAACGTTCCTAATAAATATTTTAAAAATATTAATTACGGACCTAAAAGAATAGGTCCAACAAAATATATAGTAGATGAAGATTTTCTATGGATGATAGGTATGTATCTAGCTGAAGGTAGCCCTGGAAGTAGAAGTATTATTTTTTCTTTGCATGTAAATGAAATAGAGTATCAAAATAAGTTAATTAATATATTTAAAAAATACGGATTTAAAGCATATGTTTTTAAAAGGAATGGATTGGGAGTTGTTGTATCAGTTACAAGTACAATACTTTCAGAATGGTTCCCTGAATGGTTAGGTTCTAAATGTGATAAAAAGCACATACCAGAAGAATTTATGTATTTACCTAAACATAAATTGTGGGCTCTTATACAAGGTATTTATGATGGAGACGGTTCTAAGACAGATCACGAAATAGGACAAACATCAGAATATTTATCTTTACAACTTGTTGAACTTTTACATCGTGTAGGTGAACAACCTTTAGTTAGGCAGCAAATTTCTAAAGTATTAACACCCAAGGGTAATGTCAGAAAAATATGCTATTGTATTAACTGGGCTGAAGATAATTTTTATCATGTTAATCGTAAAGGAAGATGGGTTTTTAAAAGTAATGTGCTATCTAAAATTAAAAAAGTTTCTAAGGTGTCTTATTCTGGAAAAGTACATAATTTAGAAGTTGAAGGGGATCCTACATATATTGTTAATGGAGTTACAACCCATAATTGTATGGGCACTGGGTACATAGGTGGCTATGAAGGGCCTTACGACATAATTGTTGCTCCTCCGGAGGCCGAGAAGACTGTCAATTTGTTTGATGTTGGATTACACGTCAATTACAATTGGAGTACTTGGACGGGCCCTTATCCGCTTCTTACAGACCGTGATTTTGTTGTTCGAGGGAATAATGATAGATTCTCTATAGCTCATATTAATGCACAAGGTCAGAGAGGGGCTATATTCCAGCAGCATTTTGAGTTGGCCCAGTTGGATCAGCAGGATATACGATATAAAGTTCCTATTACTGGAGGAGAGGTTAGTGTGCCTCCAAGCTATAATCCGTATCATACTTCAAAGCCTACTGATGCAAGTCCTGTAATTGATGACAAACCGACAAGACCTGAGCAGTATCAATATAAAGGGCGTACAGTTACGTTCGAGAACATCGTTATGGTTTTGTTATTTTCTTTAATAGGTATTAATGGTTTGTTTAGTGTTGTAGAAAATGTAATCAAATCTGTTGGTCAGAATATAATATGATTAAATCACAACATCAGGGGAAATGAGTGAATAAATGGGTGTCTTACCAAAAGTTTTGTTTATCTGCAAGGAGCGTACAAATTTTTATTCCTATGGGTATGGGAATTCCGTAGGGTTAATGAACTCCTCAAGATTTGTTATTAATTATTTAGAAGAAATAGATATAGAAAGCAAGTTATCTGTAGTTAAGGATGCCAATGGGATAGATAAAGAAGTTTTTGATTATAACCCAACGCATGTAATTTTAGAAGCCCTATGGGTAACGCCTAAAAAGATCCAAGAGCTTCTGTCTATAAAGAGGTACAAGAAAATTACTTGGATAATAAGACTCCATAGTAAAATAAGTTTTATATCATCTGAAGGTATAGCTTTTACTTGGATTACAGGATATGTTAAATTAATGAAGGATTTTAAAAATTTGTTTGTTTCTGTTAATAGTTTTGAATTTACAGAGGATTTAGAAAAAATATTTTTCATTAAAAGTCTATATCTGCCTAATATATATCTACCAAAAGAAGATATTCCTGTAAAGGTTCCGGTTGTTAAAGATTATATAGACATAGGGTGCTTTGGGGCGATTAGGCCTTTTAAAAATATTCTTACACAAGCGATAGCAGCCATTGAATACGGCGAAGAACTGGAGAAGGTGATCCATTTTCACGTAAATTCCGATAGGCAGGAGCAATCTGGTGATAATGTCTATAAGAATCTCAAAGCTCTTTTTGCAGGGACAAAACACAAACTTATAGATCATTCATGGCTGAGTCATAAAGATTTTGTAAAAGTTGTAGTCCAAATGGATGTTGGTCTTCAAGTTAGTTTGAGTGAGACATTTAATATTGTAGCTGCTGATTTTATTTTTAACGGAGTCCCCCTTATCGGATCAAAGGATATTACGTGGTTGCCTGAGATGTTTCAAGCTGACCCAAATTCATCAGAAGATATCTTAGAAAAGATTAGATTTATTATCGATACGAAGGATTTTGATGTTTATAAGTTAAATAATATTTATTTAGATTGGTACAATAGAAAAGCAAAAAAAGTTTGGAGAGATTATTTATTGTATAACGTTTAGAAGTTTAAACCTTAATTTAATGGAGGTGTTATGAGAACTCTTATAATTTTTGTTGTTGCTTGTGGGGTTATGCTTAGTTGCTGTAATAAGGTTAAGAAAGTAGCTCCTTTAACGACAAAGCCTGCGGTAGTTGCAGTAGCTAAAGATACGACAAAAGCCATGGTTAAAGATACGACAAAAGCCATTACAAAGGAAACTGCAAAAGAACCAGCCAAGAAATAATTTTTATTAAAAGTTGTTTTAGGTTGAATTATGCGATTATTATTGATATTCGTAGTTTTATTTATTTTCTGTGCGACTATTGGAGGATCACACACAAGTGTTTATGTGGATAGTAAGAAAGAATTGGGCAATGTTACTGATGATCTACAAAAAAAGAACATAAAATATAAGATCATACCGTATGATATAGGCATCTATGAGATACAGTATCAAGAGCCTAAAAATAAAAGGTAATAAACTGTTAATATTTTTATCATATAAAAGATGTTCTGTTTAATCAGATAATAAAGGAGCGTTAACATGGATCTTCAGAAGCATGCTGAAAAACTTTTGAAATTAGCTGAACAAATAGAAAAAGAAGCCTCTGATAATACTTTTTTTATTTGTTCTCACTGTAATCATACGGCTTCTTTAGCTGAGATTAATGATAGACGTGTTAAGTGTGCTGCTCAAGAAGATCCTGAGCTTACAGTTAAGGCAGTTACTATCAATGATGCTGTAGCATGTCCTGTTCCTGGATGCGAAGGTAAGATGGCATATGTGTCTACAGATACTAGTGAAAAATTCTATACTGAAGAAAAAGAATCAGCTGAAGACCCTATGTTAGAAGATACCGTTAAAGAGGATAAGGGGGAGCCCGCTGAGAAACCAGCCGAAGAGCCTGCTGCTAAAGATAAAAAAGATGATGATTTAGATTCTGAAATTGATAAGCTTTTTGAAGATGTTGAGACACAGAATGCAAAAGCCAAGCAGGAAAAAGTTGATAATGTTGATACGATTCAAAAAGCTAGAAAAGAAAAGAAAGTAAAAGAGCAGGAAACTGATCTATTGGGTGATCCTAATAAAGAGAAAAGTGAAACTCCAAAAGATGAAGACCCGTTATCAGAACCTTCTCCTAAAACTGAGCCAGATCCTTCTGCGGTAAAAGGTGATAATTCAGAAAAGATGGATACGGAACCAGCAGAACCAGAAACTAAAAAAGAGGAAAAGCCGAAGAAGAAAAAAGAGCCCATAGATCTTGAAAAGAAGGATATTCCTAAATTCAAGTCTAAGCAAGCAACCGAGAGGTATGAGAACTCTCGTGCTCGTTATACTGTTTAAGTTATGCTTTTAATAAGGGAAAGCGTTAAATGCTTTCCCTTAAATACATATAAAATGAAATTGAGATAACACATGATTACAGTCAGGGGAGAGAATCCTGAAACAGTCCCTCTGCCGGAACTCCAAGATTTTATATATTACAAACAGGTAAAGACTTTTTCAGAAGAGGAGTATAAAAAATCTAATAGCTTAAAGATAGCTATAAGTAAAGGTAGCGTCATTGTACTTAAAAGGGTAAATGAAAAATTTTCAAATTTTGAAGTACCCGAAGGTTTAAAAGATAATACAATAGATAAGAACTCCTCTGATTTAAATCCTCTTTTTGATTTATTAAAGAATCTTGAATCTAAAATAGAGCAATCTAATACTTCTAATAGTAACAATATAACAATAGACCTTTTAGTACAGAAGATAGACGCTTTGGAGAAGAAATTACAAGGTCCAGTTCCGTCAGATAATAGTGCTCTTTTAGATACTATCCATAAATTGGAAGAAAAAGTTAATCAGACTACTAATAATCCAGCATTTCAAAAGTTAGAGGAAGTTTTATTAAAGTTGTCAGGGATATCTTCTAAGATGTCTCCTGATAAAAAAGTTGATGCTGAAGCACCTGAAGAAGTATATGTCCCGAATATTAAAGTTGAGGATGGTAATTCTCATATAAATCTTAAGGTACGTACGATAGAGAGAAGTGACGATATAAACAGTGCGGCAGCGGCACTTAAAAAGATAAAAAAATCTACTTAAAAAGGAGTATAACATGGAACAGAATCAGGACAAGTCTAAGGACAAGGCTAAGTTTGAGGAACAGCGTAAGGATTTGGATCAGGACTCAGAAAAAGAAGGAGCTATTAGCTATAAAATGAAAAATGTAGAAGGTGAGCCAAGAAAAAGTATAAGGGAAGCAATAGCAGAGCAAAGTAATGATCCAAGTCTTAATAAAACTGCTGATCAGTCGCAAGATAAAAAGTTTTTGGACAAAGAAAAAGCTTCATATCTTTTTGATGATGATGAAATATCGGTGTTAGAGAAAGATTTGAATGAAATGAATAAGAATCCGTACGGTTATGGTGAAGATGGCGAGTTAGACAAAGATTATCTTAAATCTTTAGAGGACAATCAGGAAACACTTGAAAAAATACTTGAAGAGGGATATGATAATGAAAAGTTGGTTTCTTCATCTATAATTTTTGAAAATGTTATAGATAGTTCAGTTAGAAAACTTAAAATTGTTGAAAATACTGATAATGCTATAAAAGATAAAATAGCTAATCAGATAACTGGAATAGCTACAGGATTAGCCAATCAAAAAGGCCTTTCTAAGATATGGGCTATTAAGGAAAAATTTGGTGTCGAAGAAGATAAAGATATGACGGAAGAAAAGGCTTTTCAAAAGGAATCTCAAAAAGTAGATGATAAATTTTATAAAGATTTTAGAATCTTTAAGGAAGGGTATAAGTATACCATACCGGTAATCTGCCCGACATGCAAAAGTAATAAATTAATTAAAATATTATTTTTTAAGATTAAATGCCCTACATGCAAAGGTACTGGGAGTATCCAGGTAAATGCAGAAGAATATGTTAGTAAATTAAGGAGTACTCAAAAAACAGAAGTACCAGAAAAAAGGACTAGGACATTAATTTTTGATGATCAAAAAATTGTAAATTTTTAAATCCATATAAAATAAACTTTAAAAAGGAGTTTACAAATGGCTAAAGGATTGGATATCGGGACATGCTGGCTTGCATGTGCATCTAAAGATCCAAAGAACCCTCAGTCAGAAGTGCAGATTAATTCTGTGAGAGATGCATTTTTGGATATTGAAGCAGACCCTACTGTTTTAAATATGCTTAAAATGTCTAATGTTTCCTATATACAAGAAAAGGACAGTGTATATGTTATAGGGGAAAGTGCGTTATCTTTAGCAAACATGTTTAAAAGAGAGGCTCGTAGACCTTTGAGCAAAGGTATCATATCTCCTGGAGAGTTGGATGCTGAAAAGGTACTCTCTATTTTAATTAAAAGTATTTTGAAAGAGCCACAAGTAGAAAACGAAATAGTCTATTATAGTGTACCGGCTAAAGCCCTGGACAATAACGTTGATATAGTTTATCATGAGGCTATTTTTAAAAAAGTGATAGAAAATTGTGGTAGCTATAGGGCTGTGTCTATGAATGAGGCAGCTGCTATAGTTTATTCCAACTGTGAGGAGAGTGGATTTACTGCTTTGGCAAGTTCTTTCGGAGCAGGTTTAGTTAATACATCCTTGCTGTACAGAACGCTTATTGGTATGTCTTTTTCAACCATGAATTCAGGCGATTGGATTGATTTTTCAGCAGCCAAGGCTACTGGTAGTACCGCAACGAAGATAATGATGGTAAAAGAACGTGGGGTAAATCTTTTAAATCCAGAAGAAGGGGATCCTAAACAAATACGTGAGAGAGAAGCAATTACAGTTTATTATAAAAATTTGATAAGAAATGCTATAGACAGTATTAAAAAGGAGTTTAAAAAAGATCAAAGTACTATAGAATTACCAGATAAAATACCTTGGATTATTTCAGGTGGGACCAGTTTAGCTAAGAATTTTCTTCCACTTTTTCAACAAGAGTTCAATAAAATTAAAGACAATTTTCCTATTAGCGTGTCTGAGATTCGTATGGCCGCAGACCCTCTTAATGGGGTCGCAAAAGGATTATTAATTGCAGCAATGAATGATTAGGTATAATTTTACTTATTATAGTATTCTATTCATAAATTTTCCTATAATATACGGGTAAGGAAAATACCTGTATCAAACCTATAGCTTGTGGAATAATAAGAATATGATTTAGAGCCAAGAGTCAAAGATAGTAATACCACAAGCTTACTATTTTTGTAGGTGTTTCCTCACCGTCTTGGCTTTATTTTTAAGAAAAGATTGTATGAAAAAACTTACACAGGATGAATTTATAGAAAAAGCCACGTCTGTTCACGGGGATAAATATGATTATTCTACAGTTAGGTACACTAATGCTATTACTAAAGTTTTGATTATATGTAAAATTCATGGTGAATTTTTTCAGAGCCCTAATAGTCATTTAAGTGGATGTGGGTGCTTTTTATGTAATAAAATTAAACAATCAATGAATATATATGAATTTATTAAAAAAGCTGTAAAAATTCATGGAAACAAATATGATTATTCAGGAGTTCAATATGTAAATGTTGCTACAAAAATATACGTTGTGTGTAGAATTCATGGGGGATTTTATCAGACTCCTTCAAGTCATTTGTGTGGCCATGGCTGTCCTGAATGTGGTAGGTTGCAAAATATAAGTAAACAAATGCATGGAAATAAAGAAAATTTTATAAAAAAATCCATATTCATGCACGGAGAAAGGTATGATTATTCTAAAGTTAACTATGTTAATATTAAAACAAAGGTATGTATTATTTGTAAGATCCATGGGGAATTTTTGCAGGATTTTAATAATCATTTAAAAGGTAGGGGTTGCCCAGTGTGTGGTAAATTGTCAAGGAGTATTAAAAATACTTTAGATAAAAATGAATTCATAACGAAAGCAGTATTGATTCATGGTTATAAATATGATTATTCAAAAGTTGAATATATTAGTACTAAAGATAAAATATGTGTTATCTGTAAGATTCATGGGGATTTTTTGCAGGCTCCTTGTCAGCATTTAAGAGGCTCAGGATGTCCTGCATGTAGTAAATTAAATGCTAGCTCTATAATTAGATTAACTAAAGAAGAGTTTATTATGAAGTCTAAAATTTCACATGGGATAAATATGTATGATTATTCAAAAGTAGAATATAAAGATTTAAAAACAAAAATTTATATTATATGTAAAATTCATGGAAGTTTTTATCAGAGACCATCCGATCATTTATTAGGATGTGGTTGTCCTAAATGTGCTTTGGACAAAAAAAGATTGTCTACCGAAGAGTTTATTAAGCGAGCTATAGCAATTCATGGAAAAGATAAATATGATTATTCAAATATTAAATATGTTGATAGTTCTACTAAAATATGTTTTACTTGTAAATTACATGGAAATTTTTACCAAAAACCTATTAATCACTTAAAGGGATATGGATGCCCTACTTGTACAAAAATAAGTATAACGGAAAGAAGTACCTCAACTAAACAGAAGTTTATAGAAAGAGCTATTAAGATACATGGTGAAGGAAAATATGATTATTCAAAAGTAAAATATATTAATAATCATGTAAAAATATGTATTATATGTAAAATACACGGTGAATTCTACCAAAAGCCAAATAATCATTTATCAGGGCATGGGTGTGAAAATTGCACGATTATTTCTTCTGGAGAAAAGTTTATAAAAAAGTGGTTAGTGTCCAACAATGTAGAGTATAAACAACAACAGACATATTCAAATTTAAGGGGATTTAATAATAAAAAACTTTTAAAGTTTGATTTTTATGTCCCTATTAAAAATTTGCTCGTAGAGTTTGATGGGGAGCAGCATTATAGACCAGTACAATTTAAAGGTATGTCTAAAGAAAAAGCTATTAATCAGTTTAAAAGAACGCAATATAATGATGTTATTAAAAATAAGTATTGTTTAGACAATAATATACCCTTATTAAGAATATCCTATAAAGATTTTAAACGTCTACCTGAAATATTGTCTGAAAGTATTCTTAAAGTAAAATTAGCAGCATAATCTGTAAGTAATAGTATTTTATAAAAAAAAGGATATTCCTTAGCAGGAGTATCCTTTTTTAATTATCTATTCATGTTATCCCCCTATAAAAGGATCTATAGGAGATAATCATAATGGACTACATGGATAGCAGGCTTCTCAGAACAATTAAAAGAAGGGTTTTTGACGAGCTTACCGATAGTTTGCAACAAAACTCAAATTTTCGTGATAGAGTAAAAGCTTATCATAAATTTCCATATTCTGAACGACCCCAAATGGGAATTGTTCTGCGTAACAGCTCGTCCACGAGGCAAAGACTGTCCCCAGACGATTATGCTGCAGAGCTTAGTAGCCACGTAGCTTTAGCCAGTGCAAAAGATAAAGAAGGCAGAATTTTAAAATGGGTTTGGGAAGATCAAACTAACCTAACCAAATTTCAGCTTAATGAGGATGTCTCCTCCCAATTAAGTGGTGATACTAACTTTGGGACAAATAGAGTTTTTACAGTACAGCATAAACCGATAGTAGCAGGTACTTTTAATTCCAAGACAGCACATAATTTTGCTCAGGTATCTGTAACTGTAAACGGGAATGTTACTTTTCCTGAATACGTAAATGGTACAAAGGGTATAATTATACTCCAACAAGCACCCTCAGTAGGGTCTGTAGTTTTAATCTCCTACGAGTATCTCAATCTTACTCCACCCGGTAGATACTATATCGAAATAATCAATGACGATCAATTTGTTATAGATCCGTTGTATGTTGTAACAAAAGAGGAATTAATAAACAGGACTACAGGAACGGAACTTACCGCACAGACTGAAAATCATAGTTTACTTCCTAATTTTGATGTCTTATATACTCTTAAAAATAAATATTTAAGATGTAAAAATGATTACGAATATAGGATAAATCTTGTTAGAGGTACAGACTATACTATCGATACCTATGGAACTATAACTTTTTTACACCCTTTACCAGTTGATACCTCTTTGTATGCTAATTATCGTTGGATCGGGGATGAGTTAGGTCCTTTTGAATTATCTAAAAAGGAATATATATACAATAATACTGTTCTTCCTGGAGTTATCCTTGGTTTCAGTAATGAAAGAATAGTAGGCGATAAAAATGTTATAATTGTTTATCCTAAAAGGGAGCAAGCAGCACGAGTTTATAGTGGTCACTGGATGATGAATTTTGATATAGAAGTTATATGTAGAGATCCTGTACAACTTCCTGATCTTACTGATTGGATAGTAAATGATATGTGGAGTAGGAAAAGAGTAAGGCTCATTATGGAAGGTCTTACTATGGAGTCCCTTGAGCCAGGTGGTGAAATAGAAGATGTGTATGATGAGAATACTGGAGATCAATATTATAGAAATTCAGTTTCTTTAACATTAATAAGCGAATGGAAGAGATTTGAGCCATACCTTACTGAGATAATGGATTATGATATGATGCTGTATCCATTTGTTAAGACTGTAGACTATGTTGTTAATAATCAAGGAAAAATATTAGAGATGTCTGTTGTCCCTAATTCAAAGCCCTTTGAAGTTAAATATCCTGAAGTAGGATATGTTCGTTACTACTAAAGATTTAAGGCGAATACTCTATTAATATTTTTTCATTTTTACATATACATATTTTAAATAATATAAAATAGGAGGTTTCAAATGCCTTTATATGAGTACCGGTGTGTTGATTGTGGGAGAGAGTTCGAAGAGTTGAGTTCTTTTGAAGATAAGGATAATAAAAGAGTTTGTCCTTCTTGTTCAAAAGATACTATAGAAAGAAAAGTATCATCCTTTGGAATAAGTACAACTATTAACCCAAGGGTAGATACGGTTTATAGCCCTAAAGAGATAGATAAAGCTGTAGGGGCTGCAGCAGAAAAAAGATGGGAAAGTTATGACGAAAAGTGGAAGAAGCACTATGATGAGAGAAGAAAACAGAGGCAAGAAGGTAAAGAGCTAAAAGAAGTACTTATAGATAATAAAGGTCCCGATGGAAAAGTTCATCCATTTGAGCACTTAGGAACAAAGAAAGAACAAAGTTTCAGAAAAAAATATACCCAGGAATATAAGAAGCAAATAACAGATACTGGTAAAGATGGAAACAAAACGCCAGTTGTTATGGAAATAAAATAAAGGTAAAGTGTAATAAGCTATTAATAATTAAATCAAGATAAGATAACAGAACCATATAAGATCCTTAGCCTATAAAATCCATATAAAAAAATAATTTGAAATATAATAAGTTTTGAAAATAAAGGAGAAATTAAATGGCTATAGGACCTTTAGAAACCTTTGTATTTCCTGGCGTGTTCGCCCAGACATTTACAGAATCAGCAGGAGCGTCAGCAGCCGGGGATATTAGATACCCTGGTATTATTGGAGTTGGGTACGAACAAGTAAGAGTTTCTAATTTTGGTATGATTAGAGGCTCATCAGCTATTGCTGATAATCTTATTTTAGAAGAGCTTGTAACCGGTGTCGCAGTTTTAGATACAGATCCAGGTCCAGGTTGGATAGGTGGCGCACAGGGTACCACGAATACATTTAGAGTAGCTAATTTCCCTATAGTAGTTGGTGACGGTAAAGGAACAGTAGCAACTCTCCCAGCAAATGTAATAGTTACCGTTGATGATGTCCCCGTAGCCGTTAATGCTGTTAATGGTCTTACAGGTGTAGTCACTTTAGTGGATATACCTTTAGAGACTTCCGCTGTTTATGCAAATTATTATTTCAAAAGAAGAGATACCTATATTGAAAACGAGGATCTCTCTTTTCAGGCTGATGGTCTTACAAACATTTTTAAAGTACGTAATGCCAGAATTGTAAAAGGTAATAATAGGGGGCAGTCAGCCACAGATTCTGACATAGGTTCTTCAATTGAAATTCTTTATAATCCAAATCCATTAGTCCCCGGTAAAGAATATTTAAAGACAGTACCAGTTATACAGGTTACTGTAGATAGTATCATTGCTACCATAGACCATCTTGATGGATCTCATGGAACTTTAATTTTAGATTCAATACCAGTAGGTGGAGCTAATGTAACAATTTCTTATTTTACGAATTTATGGCAAGATACATATGATATCCTTCCAGCTGCCCACGTCATTGATCTTATTAAAGTAGGTTTAAGTTCAGATACATCCGATTTTTCAATAGGTCAGGATTGTGTTCTAGCCGGAGAGAATAAATTACATTGGGGAACTTCTTATCAGCTCGCTCAAGGTATTTATACTTCAGGGTCTACTCCTTTCGTAAGTAATGTTGTAGCATCCTTAACAGATACTCGAGTTTTTGGTGTACAAGCTACCCCTTCTGTGCTAGGGTCAGATACGGACAAAAATTATATCTTATCATCTTACCCAGTTGATGGTACAGGTGTTGGCGAAGCCACTGAGGATCCCTCTAACATAATAGCTTATGTAGGTACGGATTGGCCAACAGCTTATACTAGCGGCCCTGTTGTTGTTACAGAGATAAATGGAAATGTTATTACTCTTGAGGTACCCCCAGTTCAGACCGCAGGTGAGCTCGTTTTTGTAACATATTATGAGAGTAATATTTTGGATGATACTTGGACTCTTACTAACGAAGTTCAAGGCGGACCTGGTGTTGGGAAATATTTAGTAACTTCTCAACATAGTGGTACGGCATTAGATGTGACTCTTGCTGCTGGAGGAACAATAGCCCCAGTTTATGCAGGTTCAGGTATATCAAATTTTAACGGATTAACCTCAACTGTTGAGGTTAATCCGTTAAAAGCAGTAGTTGAAACGGTTACTGTTACTTTTAATGGCACCGGTGGATTTACAGTTACATCCACTGGAAAAACAGGTACGGGGCTTGTTAATACAGGTTATCAAGGGCAAACCTATATAGATAGTATTACCGGATTCAGAGTAACCTTTGCTAATATCGCTTTTGCCCCTGTTTTAGGTAACACTGTTATTTATGATGTTGGAAATCCTTTAAATCCTACAATAAGCAAAGCTTGGATCTCAGCAAGCGCTAGTATTGTAAAAGTAGTCCCTGGAATTAATCTTACGGTTGCATCAACTTCTGGTGGACTTTTTGATAGTACGGGTGATACTGTTATCCTTAATACTTTTAATAAGAGTGGAAATGAGCCCTCTGTTGGGGATAATTATTATGTCACATTTGATAAGGACAAGATTGATTATTCAACAAAGTATTATGTTGCAATGCGTGATGTTTATAGGGATTTCGGTCCTTTGGATATTACCAACAAAATTGTAGTAGGAGCTAATCTTGCTTTCTTAAATGGTGCTAGAGCAGTAGCTATCCAGCAGATCCTAAAAGAACCCGGTCTTCCGGATGCTTCAGTACAGTCTTATATCGATGGTATAGATGCTTTCGCTACTCCTCTTCCTAACGGAACAAGACCTTCGTTGATTCAGCCTATGACAACGAATGCTGATGTAATAGCATACTTGAAATCAAGTAATGCTATTCAGAGTAGCATAACATACCGTAATGAAAGAACAAGTATCATTGGTTTTCCTTTTGGTACTACTCCTGATGCTGCTATAGCTAAATGTAAAGGTCTTGCTACTGAAAAAGTGACCCCAGTTTATCCAGAAGCTGCTGTTATAAGTATTACAGATGCTTTTGGAGCAGAAGTACAATATCTTGTGGATGGGTCTTTCATAGCAGTTGCTATGGCGGGATTAGATGTTTCACCGGCGTACGATATAGCTACACCGCTTACTAACAAAACTATTGTTGGTTTTGATAGGTTATATCGTAGGTTGGATGAAGTTACTGCGGCTCTAGTGGCAAATGCTGGATGCACAACATTAGATCAGGTAGGCAATTCAATTAGAATAAAGATGTATCTTACCTCTGATTTGAGCAATGCTTTTACAAGAGATCCTCGAATTGTTGAAGTAAAACATTTTGTTCAGCAGGGTATTAGAAGTAATCTTAACCAATATATTGGTCAAAAGAATTTGCCAACGGTTATTCCTCAGATTACAAGTTCAGTTAATTCTTATTTTGCTACTCTTAAGAATACTAAGGTTATTGTAGATTTTAAGGGTATCCATGTTTATCAGGATGCTAATGATCCTTCAACTGTTGATGTCGAAGCTTTCTATAGCCCAGTATTTCCGTTGAACTGGATTATAGTTACACTTAACTTAAGGCAGTCAGTATAAAAAATATCCCACTTTCTTTGAATAAGAGAAGGTGGGATTACAAATTTGGAATATAATTTTTTAACTATGAGTTCTCCGATTAAGGAGACAAACCGAGGAGTTAATAATGAATAAGCTGGCTTTGGCAGACAGATTCGAAGGCTATTCTAAAATTTTCGCAAGTGATAGTAACATGGGGATAGATCTTAAGGCAATGGCGGATACTCTTAGAGAGATGCCTGAGGAAAAATTCGCCAAAGTTATCAATGCAAATTTTGATATTGGGATTGGAAAAGCTGCCCCAATGATGCATCAAAGAACTCCTTTAAGTGACAGACCTCATAATATTGGTGGTGGCCCAAAAGCAAAGATGATTCCTGAACAGGGCCTTTCAGATATTGCTAAGAAGCATCAAATCCCTGCGGAAAAGATGAAGAGTATTTATCAGGATATTATGGAAGAAGCGTCTGAAGAAGTAGAAGCTTCAGAATCTGTTGATGCAAATTTTGACATTGGGATTGGGAAAGCTGCTCCAATGATGCATCAGAGAACTCCGCAGAGTGAAAGACCGTATAATGTTGGTGGGCAACCAAAAGCGAAGATGATTCCTGAAAAGGGTCTTGCAGATATTGCTAAGAAGCATCAGATTCCTGCTGAAAAGATGAAAAGTATTTATCAAGATATTATGGAAGAAGCATCTGAAGAAGTGGAAGCTTGTATGGATAAAAAAGAAGCAAATATAGAAGCTTGGACAAAGAGTGCTTCAGACCTTGTAGCTCAGAATTTAGTCCGTGATATCCTTGGTATGGAAAAGTCTATCTGCTGTGATACAAAGCGTCATCAGACTCCTAAACAGATGCCTGATGCTAAGAAGAAGCAAGAGACAAAAGGAGCTGTTAATAGAGAAGAAGACACTGGTGCTGCATTAAAGCCAGAGCAGGTTCCGAATCTTAGCGTTAAGCTTGATTCTGATATGTTTAAGAAGTCAAAGGGTCCTGTAAGAAAAGAAGCTGGTGCAGCTGTAGAAGAGACGCCTGATGCAAAAGCTGCTGAGCCCCAGGAAGTTAAAGATGCTGGAAAAGTAAAGGATCCTGCAAAAGAAATAGCTAAAATGCAGGAAGATAAAAAGAAAGAAGAACTCAAAGAAAAGTCAAGACCTGAAGTAAAAAAAGAAGAGACTTCTGAAGTTGAAGCCAATACTCTTGTAGCTGAAGGTATCGAGTTTGATAATGTTATGCAGGAAGTAGATGCTAACGATGAGGATGTCAAGAAATTAAGTGCATTATTTGAATAATACGTTTTTTGTATAACGATAGGAGATATAACAATGCCAGTATCATCTGAAAGTGTATACACCCAGACTCAGTATGGAGTTTCTCCAGAAACTCTATCGGTAGTAAGCGCCAGGAATAGGATATATGCTGTCCCTGCCTGGGGTGGAAACCAGAAGCAAATAGGTGTTGTTGCCAACTTCAACCCTACTGAAGGTCGTACAATTGAACCTGTCAGAGGGATAGGATATGGCGATCGTGTTATGGAATTAGTCCCAGGTATGACTGATCCTATGACTATCGCTATTACAAGAACGGCACAATATTTGTCCATGATTATGCAGGTTTTTGGTTATAAAGGCGGTGTAGATGGTATATGTCGTTCCTTGAGACACCATAAGTATCCTTTTGATATCAGACAAGAACTTATTATTGGTGCTCTTGCCAGATATTCTAATGGATCCGATTTCACAGGTTCAGGAGTTGCCACTCCTTATACCGATGAGAATAGTGTAAATGGTATCAGCTCGCTTCTTCCTGGCGGTACGACACCAACAGCCCTACAAGCCCTTATTACTCTTTATGAAGCTTGCTGGATGTCTGATTGGAGTTCGACGTTCGCATCTGATACAGCTCTTGTTCAAGAAGATGTAACGGTTAATGTTACAGATATCGTCGCAGTAGAGCTTACACCTCCTACGGATAGTTCAACGGATGTGTTCTCTTCTGATGCTATATCTAAGTTTGTACAGCAGGTTAAGGCTGTATAGGGTTGAGTTTGTTTTAGTATATGTATTGAGATAATTGGGGATATTCCCATAAAGATTCATATAATATATTATATCCATATTCATTTTAAATAATAACAGATAAGATCCTCAATCTTTATTCTACGAATATTCCCCGCTTAATTTTTGTATCTTTAATAATCTTCTTATTTAAATATCATATAAAAGGAGTCTTTATGTCTTCGAAGGATGTTTTTTCTTCAGTCAAGGAATCATTTAAGTTCAAAAAATTTGCTACTATCAATGGTATTAAGTACGGGTTGGCCGTTCTTAGTATGGGTCAGGAGAAAAAAGTTAATGCTTATTTAGAGACTATAACCAATAATGAGTCTATGGAATATCTTAATGAACTTAGAAGGGCAATTGTTTCAGAAGCTATGATATCCATTAACGACGAAGTTTTAGGAAAAACTGTAAAGATTCCTGGAGACAACGGAACTGAAGTCGAAAAAGACAAAGCTATAGCAGTAAAAGAATTATTGGGTGACTTACCTGCTCAAGTTACTACTGATCTTTTTGATGTCTACGTTGATATAAGGGAGCAGTCAGAGGAGGCACTTAAAAAAGAAATGAAATATGATTGGTTTAAGACTCCAGAACAAAGAGATAAAGATCTTGAAGAAAAGAATAAAAAGGAAGCTGAGCTTGAAAAGAATTTAGGGGCCACCCCAGAGAAGACTAAAGAGGATGAGATCCCTGATATAAAGTTAACTAAGGTAGTTGAAGCTAGTATTGATGAAGTGCCTAAATAAACATGGAGATAGAAAAAGCTTATAGTAACCTTGAAAATATTATAACATATGGTTTTTTATGTAGAGGCATATGTTACAAGGATAATACTATTATTCTTAAAACTATATCCGATAAAGAGTATAAATTGATATCTTTTTATACCCCAGATCAATCTGATCAGTTATCATTATGTAGATTAGCTTTTTCTACTTTTATGGTTGATGGGAACAATTTTTTGATAGACAGAAATAAGAATATTCCGGAATTAATTGACTTTTATAAGGACATACCTGTAACAGCCTTTTCTAAGATATTGACTGATACTAATGATTTGCATAAAGAATATATTGATTCTTTAGATTTCTTAGAGGGTTTTTGTTACACGGATAGATCAAGAGTCTTATGGAATATTTATAGAGGAGTTAATAACCTTAACTTTTATGGTATTGAAGGTTCTGATAAAATAGGTATAAATAGTACTCAGGAAAGCTGGGTAGCCATAAATCAGCAGTTGGATTCAGAGGAGGGCTACAATAGGGATTTTAGGCTTTCTTTAATGGTAGCCTCCTCCATGAATAGCAAAGGCTGTAAAAGCATAGAGAATAAATATGAATTTCATAAGACTGAATTGGAAGAGCTAAGAAAAGACATAGCAAAATATGGATATGATAAAAGAAGGATACTTAAGAAGAAGGAAGAGAAGGATGGGTGGGCAGTTCCGTTAAAGACTCGAGAGGATATAGTAAGAGAGCTCAACAGAGAAATGTCCGGGAATATAGATAAGCATGATGCTTTTATCGATAACTGGATAAAAGAACAAAAAGAAAAGTCCGAGGAAGCAAAGAGATTACTATCAGAAAAGCAAAAAGCCTATAGAGAAAAACTTAATAAAGATATTGATTTTACTAAAATGGAAGATTCCAGGATTGCTACCCCTGAGGAAGTTAAAAGATTGATGAGTAAAAAAGTTATTCCAGGGGTAGTAAGACCGTCTGATCCTTTGGAGAAGAAGTATAGTAATGAGGATGTCATTAAAAAAGTCAGTGGGACTGTTATTAAAAGTAATAAGTAGGAATTATCATGGCTAACGACGATCTAAAAAGTAGTGTTGAGAAACTTAAAAATGCTCGTTCTCAAGTTGAGCAGGAGCGTATACTCAATGACTTGTATAAGGCTAGAGAAAAAAGCATTGGGGATATAAATAAAGCTACTTCAAAATCCAGGTCTATATCTTCGGAACAATTACAGAATACTGAAGAAGAATTAAAGTCTTTAAGTAAAAAAATAGATAGATATAAGGTTTTAAATTCTTTAGGGAAAACTGATGCAAAAACAAAAGAAAAGCAGCGGAAATATGTTCAATCTCATCGAGCATCAGAAGTAGCAGAATATGAAGACATAATCAAGTTAACTAAAAAGCAACAACTTGCAGATAAAGCACGTTTAAGAAATCAAATCAAATATGTTGAGAAGAGATTCGAAGCAGAGAAAAAAACTATAGCTGCTGAAACGGCATTGGAACAAAAACAGAATAAAAAGAGAGAAGAATACGAAAAGAAATTTGGTTTTGGTGCTCCACGTAGAATAGAAGAAAAAAGAGAACATATAGGAAAAGGCGGTGGAAGAGTTACAGGTAATATAGCGGGAGACTTAGATGATGCTTTAAGTAGTGTTTTTAAGCCTTTTAAGAATAAATCATTAAACCCTTTAAAATGGCTTAAAGGGGGATCTGATGCTGCTGAGGATATAGAAAAATCTAGTCAAAGTATGGCTGAATGGGCTGAAGCTTTATCAGGGTCAAAAGGAGCAGCTGGGTTAGGAGATGAAAAAGATATTCAAAAAGGTGCAGCTGATATTTTAGGTAATGCTATGAAGGGTGCCGGTAAGAATAAATCTTTAACAAAAGGAAGAACAGGAAAAGAGATTCAAAAAGGTGGTGCTGATATTATAGGGGAAGGGATAAAAGGTTCAGGTAAAAATAAATCTTTGGTAAAAGGTAAACTTGAAAAAGATATTCAAGAAGGTACTGTTGGCATTATAGGAAATGCTTCGAAAGGTGCTGGTTTAGGTAAAGGAAAAGGGATATTAGGAAAAGTTGGTGTTGGGGGTGATGTTGGGGATGCTGGCGCTTCTTTCACTAAAGCTACTAAGGGATTAGGGATGATGGTTACAGTTGTTAAAGCACTTTCAACGGCTTTAGGTATGTTAAGTAAAATGAGCTGGATTTTTGCAGTAATAGGGGCTATTTCAGCTTTAGTTTCCGCTGGTATAGAATTAGACAAATT